ATAATAAATTAAATTCAAACTTACCATCAATAATAAAGTTCTTCAATACCATAGATGAAAGAGTGCAAATTGCCGTAGTTTTCTCATCAGTATATTGGTAAATTTCATTACAAAGATTTGATTGTTTGATTACACCAATATTTTGGTGGTTTGTTTTTTTGTTAGCATTATCTTTTGAACACAAATAAGGCACACCTGTTTCTATTTGAGCTTCCACTATTTTTGTCCAAATGTCTTGAGCCTTAACTTTTTTTCCTAACCCCATAGAAACCGCAAGTTTATAATTACTTTCGTATTCTTGACCGTAGGATTCTTGAAGTGCTTTTATACCCGACTTTTTAATATCGTTAGGACAGAACAAATACCAATCTTCATTGTTCTTTACCGCCCTCATAAAGTTATCAGGAATCCATAAAGCAGTAAATAAATCTCTTGCTCTTAATTCTTCAGCACCTGTATTCTTTTTAATTTCTAATAAATCGATTATGTCTTTGTGCCAAGGTTCAAGATAAATCGCTGCGCTTCCCGGTCTTCTACCTTGTTGATTGAAAAATCTTAAGGATTCATTAACTATTTTTAAATATTTTAATAAACCACCAGCATATCCTCCTGATGAAGATATTCTACTTTCTTTACTTCTGATGTTTGACATAGATAAACCTATACCCGCAGCATCTGACGAATAAGTTGAGATATCTTTCATAGTATCCAATAACCCTTCTCTTGAGTCTGAGTCGTTATAATGTAAAACACAAGATGCTAACTGAGGTACTTTAGTTCCCGCATTAATCATAATTGGAGTTGCTGGTGATATAAGTTGATTTGATAATGACTTATAATACTCAACCGCCTGTTCAAATGATTTAGTAACCCAAAGAGCAACTCTCATATACATATGTTGAGGTCTTTCAACTGTTTTACCATTTGGTAATTTCAACAAATACATCTCAGATAAAGATTTCCATGCAAAAAAATCAAAATTATAATCATTTTCATGATTAATTATATCATCAATATTTTTACTACCGTAATTTTGTATAATTTGTATTAATTCTTCATTAACTACACCGTTTTCGTATAGTTCTTGGATTGTTTCACTGAAACTTGGGTTTGTTTCTTTATGGTAGGTAGAAATCGCAACTGAGGACGCCAATCTTGAATAATCATGATGACTTCCCGTATACGCCGCTGCTATCTCATATACCAATTTATCTAACTCCTTAGTTGTTATTTGACCTTCAACAGGTACTGATGTTATTACTTTGATGAATATTTCATCAGCATTAACATTTAATCCTTTAGCCGCCCTTTTTACACGGTTATAAATTTTTTGTGGGTTAAAAGAAACTTCATCACCACTTCTTTTTTTTATTTTTAAAGACATCATATCGTAATTATAATTAAAATTCATCATCAAATGAAATTGTTTCGTTCAATTTCGCCTTTTGATATTCAACAGTTCTTGACTCAAAGAAATTACCCTTAGTTTCAACGGCAATTTGTTCCATAAATTTAAATGGTTGTTCAACGTTGAATTGTTTCTTACAACCAAATTTAACTAATAACCCATCAACAACAAATTCTAAATATTGTTTCATTAAATTAGAATTCATACCAATTAAAGAAACCGGTAATGATTCTGTGATGAATTCTTTTTCAATTTCAAGTGCGGATAATAAAATTTCTCTTATTCTTTTTTCACTTGGTTTATTTTCAACATGATTATTTAATAAATGAATTGCAAAATCACAATGTAAATTCTCGTCTTTGAAGATTAAAGAATTTGCGTTACACAATCCTTGCATTAACCCTCTTGATTTTAACCAAAAAATAGAACAAAATGAACCTGAAAAGAATATACCTTCAACTGCCGCAAAAGCAACTAATCTTTCCTCAAAAGACGCATTTTTAATCCAATCTAAAGCCCAATTAGCCTTTTTCTGAACCGCAGGTAAATTATCTAACGCGGTGAAACATTTTTGTTTTTCATCTTCATTTGATATGTAAGTATCAATTAATAATGAATACATTAAACTATGAATGTTTTCCATCATAAGTTGAAATCCGTAAAAGAACTTCGCTTCAGGGTATTGCACTTCTCTGTAAAAATTCTCAGCCAAATTTTCATTAACAATTCCATCTGATGCTGCGAAAAATGACAATATATTTTTAATAAAATATTGTTCATTTTCAGATAAATTTTCCCAATCACGAATATCATTCGTTAAATCAATCTCCTCGGCAGTCCAAAACGCGGCTTGATGTTTTTTATAATATTCCCATATATCGTTATATTCTATCGGGAATATTACAAACCTGTTTGGATTCTCTTTTAATATTTTTTCCATATTTTTTTATTTATTTTTGTTGTTCTCTTTGTTTTCTTTTTTCTAAAAGGTCTTTAACCCTATCTCTTTGTCTTTGCTCATTTTGTTCTTCTAAACCTAAAAAGGTTACTGAACTTTCGGTATCAATTTCTAACATACCATTGTCAAATTTGCAATTTTCGAACACAATTCCATCATCACCAATACGTGATTTAGTTACCGCAATAGTAGCTAATTTCATTTCTTTTTGTTGTAATGTTTTAGCAACTGAAATAATTACGTGACCAACTTGAGCCTTTTTAATTGACCCACCCATTTGGTCGGTAGTAACCACTTCTGAAGATATTGAACTTCTATTACCTTGTGTTGCCGTCCATCCAACTAAGTTTAATTCGTGACACATGGACTCAAATCCTCTCATTACAGAACCTTCAGACTTCCACTCGTCACCTAAATTTTTATCAGGTACTACACAGTCTATATAATCCAACAACACCATATCAAGTTTTATTCCGTCAGCAATCATTTTTCTGAGTTGATTTTTAATTTGTAACATGGTTAATGTATCAGAAGGTAACTTTTTGAGAATTAATTTATTCTCCATAGTATCTTTGATTTGTTGAACTTTAATCATTACTTGTTCTTTTTTCAAAGTCAACTCATCTGGATGAATCTTCGTCCATAAAGTTATGTGTTTTCTTTGAATAATTTTAGGATTATCTTCAAAAAATATTTGAATAACGTTGTATCCTAAATTATATGCGTGGTTCGAAATTTTAGTCAAGAATGTTGATTTACCAACACCTGTTGGTGCTAATATAACTCCAATCTCACCTTTGGCTAAACCACCTTTTAAAAGACGGTCGATTCCTGGAATACCCATAGGTATCGGATGTCTATAATCTTCGTTTAAAACCTCATCTAAATTAGAGAAAACGTCTGCCATTCCATCTTCTCTCTCCCCTACTTGTAACGCCTCTCTTACTAATTGTTCTAAAGTATCGTAATTTTCAAATTCCCCACCGTCGATTATTTTTTGAGCCTTAGACATGACTTTTTGTAATTCTTGTTGTTTACAAAACTTCATAGCTTTTTCTTGTACAAATTCCCCACCTTCGATTGGTGAATCTTGTATTTTTTTAATGGTATCAAGAACTATTTTAGAAACTGTTTCTTGTTGTAACTCAGCCTTTGTTATTTGTTCTAAAGTATCAAAAGTTGGGGTATGTTCGTATTTTGAATAATACTCCTTAATCATTTGTATGATTAACTTGAAGTATTTGTTTTCAAAATAATTGGTGTCTATTACGTCTATAATTGACCTTCCAAAGTCTTTGTCAATGATGATTTGGTTTAGTAATTGTATTTGGAAAGTACTTCCGAGATATTCAAAATTCTTATTAGACGCCATATTTTTTAGTAGTGTATTTTATAAATATTAGTGATTTGTCTTAACTCCGGCAAATTCAAACGTTAAATTTTCAGATGAAAAAATGTCAGTTAAACCGTAAAGTAAACTTTTTATGTGCGGACGTATGTCTACGGTGTATCTTATTTTAGGCGGGTATACTTTCGCATCGAACTGTCTATGACAAATTGTCACATCATTTTGTTTAATAAAAATGTTAAAATATTCCGGTCCGTCTATATATGACGTATTTAACATTTCAGGGTTACCCATAATTTCATAATTGTTGTCTAACAAATATGTTACTGATTTCATTTTGAATTCACGTTCCAATGTTTCTTTAAAATCTTTTATGAAATCATAAAGTTCATAAGAGTTTTTAGCTTTCGAATTGAAATCTCTAACATTGAAAAATCTTTGTACAATGATGTTATCGTTAACCATCATTAAGAATTCCATTTTTGTTGTTTCTTGGTCTTTCATACTTTTTTTTATTTGTTTGTTTGGTATTTCTTTTTTTCTTTTCTAGTTAATTTTAAAAATGGTTTTACGAAGTTTACCCAAGCGTCGTCACCTTTAGGTAGAAATTTGAAGAATCCGTCTTCCATCATCATTTTAATCAGATTCTTATAACCCCTTCCTTCAGGGTCTAAAGTTTCTTCATAATTTGATTTAACGATTTCTTTCGCTTGTTCACTAATGATTGGGTTTGATAAATCAACAATTTTTTCGTTGACTTCAAAAAATTCATTTCCGTATACACCTGTTTTTGTTTTACCAGTTAGTAAATTTTGTAATATTTTGTTGTCTTTGTCTTCTTTTAGAAGTTCTTCAGCTCGTTTTAAAATATCGGTAACTGAAGTTGGTTTTTCAAGTATTTCAGGAAATAATTTTACCAAAGTTTTTTCACCTAAATAATAAATTCCATCGATATTATCTGATTTATCACCTGATAATATTTTAAAAGTTTTTACATTAATGTGTGGAAATTCATGTTGGTCAATTTTAATCTTATCACCGTACTTGTAAGTTTGTTTTGCCGATGGGGAATAAATGGATACTTGTTCAGAAATAAGTTGAGTCAAATCTTTATCAGATGAAAATATCGTTTTTTGTTCATTGATTGAAATTTGACAATAGAAGGCAATTAAATCGTCAGCCTCATTATTGTCAACAATAATTTGTCTTACAAAAGTTTCTTCAAGATACTGTTTGATTCTTTGTTTTTGATAATTAGCAGAATATTCTTTATCTTCATTATAGACTGACCTACGGTTTTCTTTATATTGAGGATAAAGTAGTTTTCTTTCAAGTGAATTAGAATTTCCATCCCAAAATACGACTACTTTATCGAAATTTTGTTCTTCAATAAACCTTCTTAGTGTATTCATAAAGTGCCATATCGCACCTATATGTTTACCATTATGGTAATAATCTTTTACACCGTGAAAACCAATTTTAAATAAGTTGTTTCCGTCAACTAATAATGTTTTGAGCACTTTGAGTTTATTAAAGGGTTACTATTTTTTTACGATTCAACATCAGTTTCTTCAGTTTCATCAAGTAAAATTTCACCGGTTCCTGATAGGACTGCGTTCCAATAACTTGAGTACTGTTTTTTGTATTCTTCTAAAGCCTCTTTTGTGTCTGAAATATATCCTTGTGGTACCGCAATTATTTTACCATCATTATACCCTAAACCATTAACATGATTTTTGATAATTGATATTTTAGTTCTAATCGCATATC